TTATTTGTCGCTGCCGAAAGAACCCTGGAAAAGAGCCGCAAGCAGGTTTACCCAGCTTGTTCCGTCGAATTGTGCCGCAAAAGTTTCCCAGTTTTCCATGACAGCCGGTGCCCATACCGTTTTGAACTGCGTTTCCGTCATAAACGAATTCTGCATCAGATTCTGACCGTCGAAATCAGCCGGGGTCCATGTTTCCGTAGATCCTTTGTCATCATATTCATAGCTTTCAGTGTCATCCGGCAGAACAACAAGCGGATCACCCAAAAGTTTGATTCCCGTATTGATCGAATTAAGGTTTGCGTACTGAATGCTTGTGAACAGTTTTTCAACAAGATCGACCGGTCCGAATTCCAGCCCCGCGAAGTCCGCAAGATAGCTGTCAGCCCATGCCGCGAACTGCTGAGGTGTCATAGCCTTGATCGACTGGATTATCGTGATTATTCTCTTTTTAAGAATATTCAGACTCATAACGAACATCTGATCCTTGATTTTTCCGATAGTCGCTTTTTTGAGCTCCGGATTCTCAGGATCCGCCATGTCTACCACCGGAACAAAATCGCCTTCGTTTGCGTTAAGTGCGTTGAACTCTGTAAGTTCTTCAATTTTCTTCGTGCTCATACCTTTTCTCCTTTAACACCGTTTGTTCATCGGCAATGCTATTGCCGATTTCAGTTAATCTTTCGGCACACTGAAACTTTTTGTTTCTGTCTGCCACGTTACCTTTTTTGCCACCGGAAATACCGGTTCTTCCTTTTCCGCGAAATACGGAACTTTCACCGCGAACCTTTCGGTATACGACCAGAACCCCTGACCCGCATCCGTAAGCTCGCAGTTTGTCATGTACATCGGCTTAGCCGTGAGTACCGGTTTAAAGCCCGTTAAAACATTCCGGACACGGCTCATAACGTCGTAAGCCCCGGTCTCGTCAGCGACCATTGCATCACGACCGCTTCTGAGATTGCGCATGACAATATCCAGATCGAAATAAAGCTCGTCATCCTGCGTTGCTGAACCTATACCGTTCGGATCGGACGGCTTGAGCCCCGCAAAATGGATCCAGACAGAACCCACAATCGAGCTCATCAGCCTGTTTGAAGCATCTTCCGGGCACCGTTCGATAGTCACCGTTTTCAGCGGCGATCCTTCTTTTTCCGCGTCTGCTTTCAGAGCCTCAAGAATCTTTGTCTCGATCTTCTCAATCATCTTTCCTCTCGGCTTCGTTCATTGCGCCGAATTTTATTCGGCATTTGCATCACCACTTCTTCAGCACGCTCCACGGAAACAGCCTGTCTTTTTTGCTCTTGTTGCATTTTGTCGGTCCGTTTCCCTGCTCTGAGCCGCCTCCGATTTCAGCGATCGGCAGCGAGATCCTTCCCTCGTGGATATCCTTCAGCCTGGCAATAAGATTCTTGTAGATCTCCATGATCGAAGCCGGCATGTTTGCACGGTGCCGCCTTTCATAGAGAAAATAAATCGCCAGCTGTGCTGAAATGTCTCCGATAATGCGCGGAACCTCTGTAAGCGGAACGCGGTAACGGCCGCCGATATAGCTGTCGATTATCGCGTCCGCCTTCGAGATCGCCTCTTCGACAACACCGGCATCGCTTGCTCTGTCGTGATTGTCATCCGAAAGCTGGACTATATCATTTTCGGAGGATGCTTTCACCAAATCGCTGTAAGTCGAATACATACCTTTTTCCTTCGTCCGTTGCGCCGGATATTATCCGGCATTCACCTCAAATCCCCTCGCCACACTGGAGAGGGGTTGGGGTGAGGTCAATTATTCCTGCCCCGGATTCTGCGGATCCTCTCCGCCCGGATTGTCGCTCGGATCTGCCGGTGTTTCTTCCGCAGCCTCAGCCGCAGGATTGACTGCAACAGTCACGATCTTGACAGGAACCGTCGCTCCGTCAGAACCGTCTTCAAGTGCGATGCCGTTTGCCGTGTCCCCTGCTTCAGCTGCGACAGCTTTTCCGTTCGCATCGCTCTTTACGAAGTCGCCTGCCGAAAAAGATCCGCCAGCCTGAACCTCGACAATGCCGTCAAGAGCTACAGGAAATGCTTCTCCTGCTTCCGCGTTTCTCAGAGATACGCCGACAGCGGTATCCCCCGCGCCGCAGACAGTCCCGTCGTGTTTGATGAAAAGCCCGGCTTCCGTAGCGACTGCCGCCAGGTAGCTGTATACAAGTTTCGTCATCATGGCCGCCTCCTATTTTTTGATGTTCGAGATAAGGTACATTGCATCCGGACCAACAAGAGCGGTCTTGTACATGTCGGTTGTTCTGACAACCTGGACCTTGTTGCCCTCCGCGTCATAAATATCGACATAAGGATGTCCTTCCATCTGGAGGACATAACCGGCAGCAGGTTCAAAGTAGCTTTCGGCCTTTGTCGGAACATAAGCAAGAATGACATTGTCTTTCCAGACATCTTTCATTGTTCCGTTGTCGTCATAGATTGCGTCGCCGACAACAACTTCGTCGAAATCGAAAAGGGACGCAACGAGCTCGGGAGTCGCAACGCCTTTCTGGACATACTTGATTTTTTCAAGAACGGCCTTGTGCTCTTTGAGTACCGACCATGCCTCTGCTCCTACAAGCATGAGATTGGGTCTGATACCGACATCGGTTCTGATTTTTTCTTTTGCCGCTTCGATATCACCTACAGGATCGCCGCCTGTCTGATCCCAGCAGCTGGTGTTCGTGAGAGCCTTTTTGTGGCTGCTAGCATAGTTCGCCGCATCCTGCGCGATTCCAGCGATCTCGATCTCGCGTTCAAGTTCAATGACCTTGGTACCGGTAAAAGCTGCGCGTTTCTCTTCGTTGAAAAGACTCTCTTTTTTCGTTCTTTTATCCATCGGAACGCCGAAATCGTGTTCCTGAAGAACGACATCCAAAGTCTTTGCACCGTCGAGCTTGTAGAGGTTGGTATGACCGCCTGGAGCCCTGAGAGTCTTGTAAACCTTGAACGCTTCCTTTCCGAATTTAGGGATAATGTTTCCCTCTTTTTCCACCGGAACAACCGGGAAAAGTTTCGTTCCAACGCACGACGGGTTGTGATAGCCGGTCGCAAGTTTCGTAAGAACGACATTTACTAATCTGTCTTCTTTCATTTATGCCTCCCTTATTGCAATGTTGACTGCTGTTGCATAATCAACTTTCTGCGATTCCATGATTTCCGTCGCACGCTGGTCAAGCGAATAACTTTCCGGATCAACCTGTCTGCCGAAATAGCTGGCCGGAGCATCGGTGTTTCCTTTCTTCGCGTTTTTCTTGTTCGCCACATCCGGTTCAAGGTGTTCCATCTTCGGAAGTCCGCTGTACATTTTCTTGATTTCTTCGACAGCACCGCCTTCAGCAAAGTTGTCTTCATTGCCGCAGAAACCGTGAAGAGTCTTTTTGATGTTTTCCGCAGCAGCTGGTGTAACCTGACCGTTCTCTACGAGGGATGCGCAGAACTCATCAACCTCCTTTTCTCTTCTTTCAGCCTTCATCGACGCAATCTCTTTCTGCGAAGCCGCGTAATCCGCTTTCATCTTCGCGTTTTCCGCTTCGAGTGCAGCGATCTTTTCCTGGATCTCTTTTTCCATTTCATTCTCCTTTTCAAGGGTTGTTTCATAATATTCGGATTCCGCATCATCTGCGGAAAACTTAATGTCATCAAGGCCTGAAACCGCCGGTGCCCATCCTCCGAGAAAAGCCACATGATTGATAGCTCCGTCACGAAGCCCTATTGAGCGGTTCTTGTAGACACCCTTTTTCAAGAGCTCCATAAACTCGGGTATGAAATCAAAATCGCCCAACAGCACGTCTCCGACACGTTTCAGAGCCTTCATCCATCCGTAAGCCGGAGCAGTATCCTTCTCAGGATGACCCACCGTAACCGGCGGCTTCTGGTTCGGGTCGAACTTCGACACGATCTTGTCCAGATCATCCTTCGTGTAAGTCCTTGTTTTCCCCTGGCTCGATGTCCAAGTCCCCGTTTTGAAAATCTCAATCCACATTCTTTTCTCCTGCGGCATCGCCGCGTTCATCGAATCTCAATTTAGCCGTTTTTTTAGGTAAAAATACAAAACGGTTTTGTATTTTCAAAATAATTTCAGCCTATTATCGAATTTGTGAGTTTCGTTCATTGTGACCTTTGAGTTTCGTTGGTTGTCCGTCGGTTTTATCGGCGGTTTTAAGGAGGCTTCATGGATAAGGATTTTCTCACCGAACTGATAAAAAAGAACTGGCCGATGGCCGTGTTCCTCGTGATATTCTGGTTAGTCTACCAGGATTTCACTCATACAAACCAGATGCTGATCACCGAAATGATTGCCAACAACCGCGCAACCGTCGAAAAATTGGACAAAAGCATCGACCGGCTTTCCGAAGCACTGAACAGGCTCGAAGCCCGGCAGGCCGCAGTTGAAATCAAGATCGATTCTTTCAGCAATCCTCAGTCTTCGTTCATTGCGCCGGATTCTATCCGGCATTTGCGTTGTGACACAGGAGAGAGAAAATGAACAAGGCCGACAACAACACCGTTCTTCTCGCCGAAAAGCTCTACATCAATGACAACATGACCTGCACCGAAATAGCCGACACCATCGGCAAAAGCCGTGCAACCGTCGAAAAGTGGGCACGCAAATACGGCTGGAAAGAAAAACGCGCCGACCTCATCGGATCGCGCCGCGCACTTCCTCAGCGCATCTACGAATTATGGAACAAGATCACGACCCAAATAGAAAAGGATATCGACGAAGGCAAGGAAGTTTCGCCTGCGAGATACCGCCTGGCCAGCCAGCTTTTCGAGCAGATCCCCAAAGCCGAGCAGGTCGAAAAGGCAGCATCCGGCAAACCCGAAGAAAAGAAAACTGACCCTAGACAGGTGGCAGCAGCCGTCCGCGAATATCTCGAACTTGACGAAACCGGAGCCGAAAATGACAACCTTTGAGCATCGTCAGTTATCGCAGCATGTTATGCGCGATTCATCGATCAAAAACAAAGTGCTGTTTAAAACCCGTTTAAAATCGTTTAATTCGCAAAATTTTCTTTTTTGCGACCGTGATTCCCTGCCAACCGCAAAACGCCGCTTAAAACAAAAATCCTTTAATTTCGTTTATTGCGCCGGATTTTATCCGGCATTTGCATCGTGGAGCAACCAATGAGAATGGTCGAAGGCATCATAGTTGACGTAAAGCCCGGCAAAATGCAGGCAAAAGTCCGCCTTGACGCGCACTGCGATTCCGACGGAAACCCCATGGTCACCGACTGGCTTCAGATCGGTTTCACCGGCCCCGACATGCACTACAGCTACCGCAAAGACGATTACGTCGGCTGCATCATGGATGACACACTTGACGACGGCTGGATAATCTGCCGCCTCTACAAAGAGAGCGAAAACCTCAATTCAACAGAGCAGAAATCCGTTTTCAAATTCAAAGAAGGAGTTGAAGTCGAAGTCGAAGAAAAGCCTCTTCCGAAAGTCACAATCAAGATAGGCAAGACAACCATCATTTCCGACGGTTCTTCAGTCGAAATCAAAGCAGCCGGTCAGCTTACATTTCCCGTTGTTCACGCCAACAGCCCTTGCCCCGTTTTCGGCGGCTGCC